TATTGGCGGTTGTAATTTTGACACCCTGTGCCTGCCGCATTAAATCCACAACCTTTTCAAACCTTGTCTTGTCAACAACTGAACGGACGGTATCCTGAATTTTCAGCCGCAAGGCCATGTCGTCAACCAACAACGTTTCGTTGCTATATACAGTGAAGTCTTCATTAGCTTCGTTTCCACGGCCGACATGATATTTGCGGGTACGCGCATCATTGATTACCATGCCGTTAGTGCAAACCAGCCGATAAACCAGTGGCTGGATAGTTACAGAACCGAGTCCAACTTCAGAATTTGTTATCATAATACCGGACTGAACGATATCGCCCGGCACTACTTCTGTTGTCAGACGCGGATTGACTACTTTCAGATACAGTCGCTCGTCTGTAACCTCACAAGACTCAACCCTGGCATCCGGCATATCCGCAATAATTGGCAGAACAGCCTCTGCAATTTCGAGGTTATCAATACGGCGATATTTGTCTGACAGAAATGCCCTTGCCGTGCCATCCAGAGTCCGCACCATTCTTGTCTTTGGTGTTTTCTGAAACCAGCTGTTGACATTCTGAGCCAATAACTCAGGGTTATCAGCACGCATTTTATCATAATATTTTGCTGGGATACCAAGGTTTGTGCCAATTTGATTGTGGGCAATTTCATTGACGTTCAAAATCAGAGTCTCGCCCGTTCTGTCATTACGAATACTCAGCATAGTATTGTTAGCATCCGCGTCCATTGTCATCAGTTGAGTATCAACCAGATAGTCTTTCTTTACTTCATTTCTACGCATTAATTCAGCGGCAAGCTGTTCTAATGTACGCCCCTGCTTCATTTTTGTTCTCCTTCTTTAATTTCACTCGTATCTCTTTGCTCAAGTTTCAATAAAATAGTTTTGCCATTCGGATAACTCCACCCGAAAGCGATGTCTTTGTTTTCTTTCTTCGTTAAGAGCAGCAAATGTTCTCTGACTGCCAGCAAAGCTTCTGACGTTACGACAGAACTGTTTGTAAACTTTCCTGTTTTGGAGACGACGCCAGCAATAATATCTCCATTGTCATTTAATTTAACATGATATTCAGCCATAATTTATTGAAGATATCTGTCATCTTCGTCCTCCTCTTCTGCGTAGTCAATAAGCAATTCCATATGTAACTGGTTGCATTCGTCACATAAAAACATGTTTGCAGTAATATCTAAACCAGTATCTTTTTCGAAGTCATGAAACAAGTCGGCAACGTCCTGAAAGGATAAGCCAAAAGTATTGTCTATTCTCATAATAATAGGTAAACCGTCTTGTTCGGCGGCTCTATTCATTGTTTCACAAAAGTTTTTGTATGAATTGCCCATTAATTTTCTCGTACCTGCAAGCAAATTATTCATCCATCCTTTCGAGAAAAGATTGAAGTATGCCTTCGCTGTCCTTTTCTATTTTTATTCTGTATTCGTTTTTATCTTTATAGATAACATATTGAATATCACTTTTTTGTTCTTTTTCTTTGGCATAAACTTGCAGTTCGTTAAGCATTGCTTCTGCAATTATCCAGTCTTCACTCCGCTTTGTATCCTTCATATTCGTCATCCCGTTTCTTGCTAAAGCGATAAATATTTAGTTCTTCTTTTGTTAAATATCGCCAATGGACTTTGGCAGCAGTGTGACTTCTCCCTTTGCAACAATTTGAAATAGCTTCTCCACAAATGTCGTAAGCACGTCCAGCTTCATATGCAGCTCCATAAATAACACCTGTCTCAACGCACATGACGGGTTTTGCCATTGGATTATTGTTACCTGTTATTGCATTAGCTATTTTTTCTTTTTCTTCTTTTGTTTTCTTTTTTTCGATTTTAGGTTGAGATGTTTTTTCAAAATGAAAACCCATGCATGTTTTATTATAACCGTTGCAACATCTACTAATTTGACTGCCAGATGTGCCAAAATGTTCTCCTGCTTCTTTGTATGTCGCAAACGTTTCGCCTGTTTCAATGCATCTTACAGATATGGCAAATGGACTTTTTTCTCCATATAATGGGTGCTGTTCGCCTCTTTTGCCATACATGGGATTATCTTTTCCTTTAAGCCCAGGTGAACCTTTTGCTCTTTCTCGCATAGCTTCAACTTGTTCTTTTGGTAATTTTTTACCTCTAAAAATATGTCCATCTGCATTAGGATTGTGCTGTTTCATTCTTTCACTATATTTTTTGCGTCTTTCGTCAGTATACGATGCGCTTATTTTTCTGCGCATTATTTCTTTTGATTCTTCTGGTATATGAAACCCTGCACATACATTGCCACCGACAGATAAGTTGTAGTATGTTCTGTCCCTAACGGCATTTAATTCTTCAATCAGTTTTGCTTCAGCGTTATTTAATTCTTCTTCTGTTTCATACCATGCAATAATTTCTCTTTTAAAATTTTCTTTTCCATATTTTTTTAACGCCTGTTTGAATGCGCGACCTGAACCGAGATATGATTTCCAAGTTCCATATTTGTCGCACTTTCGTCTGCCAACATATTTCATTCCATTAATTAAATTTGTTGTAATATACGTAAAACCATACAAGTAGCATCACTCCTTGTATCCTTCGTATTCTTCTGTTTTGCGTTTTGTTCCAAGTTCGACAACACCGTTTGGACATTGCTTTCTTGCAGAACATAAATAAGCACAATAAAAATCAGGCTTTTCTTTGCATACAAGCCAGTCCAGAACAGAATAGTTTTCTATTCCTTCTATTTGTTTGGTAGCCCAAGCGATGGCTTCATCATATTGTTCTTGGGTAAACAATCTTTCCATCTTACACCCAGCTTCATTAAACAAATGAAACATGTTTTTTGCCGGCCATTCACCGTATTTGTCTTTAACATACGTTGCGTATATTAATTGTTGGCGATACATCTTGTCTTCATCCTTTTTAAAAGACTGTAATGACTTTGACTTATGATCGCAAATGATTAAGTCGCCAGAGCTTTGTTCACGCAAAACCATATCAACGATACCAACAAACGGCCGTGTTTCACCATTTGTCAACGGCAAGTCAATTTTGAATTTTTCTTCAGCGGATAACACATCGTATCCGGCAAACTCATCGAAGCTTTGTAAAAACTGGATACCTAATTCGTACGCTTTCTTTGCATAGCCTTTTGAAGCCATCATTTTCGGCCACGCAGTAATTACTTCATCACCATAGCGCCGTTCGTATTCGGCAAGCATTTCTTCTTTTGTCAGAATTTTCTTTGCCCACATATCGAGCAAGTCGTGAATTAACGTTCCGCGTTCCGCAAATGCATTGCTTGCCTGTTCTTCAAGCCCTTCGATGCGTTGTAAATAGAAACTGTATTTACATTCATCAAAAGAGCTAAGCTGTGAATAGCTGTACACGTGATTGTCTTCCAATAAGCCCATTGGACTCAGCTCCTTTCAGCCGAGCCCTTCCAGATAGTCATGCAAATGTTCGCACACTTCATCGATAAGCGTCGGCATATCTTCTGATATTGTGTATTCCTCGGGTAAACATGATATTTCTCTGATATATAATTTATTATTTTCTATTGTGATATCAATTGATGTGTTCACTCTTTAGCCTCCGTATAGAAGAACCCGTCTATCTTTTCCCATTTATCATTGTATTCGTCTATTATGGTTGTATATTCGCCGTTATTGTTGTGCTCATCCAACCAACGTTCTGCTTCCATAACCGTATTAAAACTTCTACTGTAAGTTTCTATCCCGGTTAATACTGTTGCAAGGTATTTCATATGCGATACCTCTTTCTGTTACTTCGTTTATGACGGGTGCACCGTCACAAATTTGCGCAACATAGAATTTGTTATTGTCAAGATTGAAGCATGACATCATACCTTTAGCCACAGACGTATATCGCGTTCTGCTATGTGTATGATGCCATACCCAGTCTTTTAGTTCTTGTCCGGTTACCGATATTTCAAAAGGGTTTTTGTATATTGTCATGTTTTCTCATCTTCTCTGGCACATATCGTGTATATTTCAGCGTCAAGAATAACCTGATTGCAAGTAACACATTCAAGACACATATCTTGTGGGTTATCCCAATCACCATATGTTGCAATTTCTATTTTATGAGTTCTGTGTTTAAACAGAATATTCCATAGAATTTCGTCTGGTTCCCAGAATCTTTCATCCCAAGTTCTTACGTCATTCATCTTGTATGTCCAATCTTACAATATAAACATCTGAACCCGCGTCAATTTCAATATCGTCCAGCTCAAAAGTAGCATCCAATTCTTCTATTTTGCCGCTCGGATATTGAAATGTAACATCATCATAATAGTTGTTATTACCACATGCCAACGTCCAATCAAGTGCGGCACCATCATTGAATGACACACCGATAATATTTTCTGAACTGTTTCTGATAATGCCAAGCTTTTCAAGCTTTTCATCATCATAGTCAGCAAAGTTCTTATCAAGTAAATTTCTTACCCGGTATAACTCTCTTTTTGAGATAGCATATTTTACTTCATGAACTGTCGGGCCAGTGTTTTTAACTTTATGCTTTATCATATTTTAATCCCACCATGCGTAAATACTAAGTTTATCATGTCCATGTTCCAAACTGAATTCATCAGCAGAACGAAAATGTGAAACCAACGAACATAAG